CCTTAATTGATACTGCTCTGGGTTTAGTTTTGCCTTCCATTCTTCTCTTTCTTTGAATATTGCAGCAAGTGCTTCTTTTACCTTTGAGTTGCCATACTTGTCAATGTATGGTGGCATGGACCATTGCTCTGGTATAAACAAACCTGATAATCCAATTGTCCCATCTTTATCAAGAAGGTTGGTTTCTACTGCATAGATGTCATTATTAGTTGGATTTAGTATCATATCCTTTAATGGTTCACATTGATCTAAATCCCCCACTGATCCTGCTGCAATAAACATACCTGTTGTTAACATTCCTGATGACATTGCAGGACGTAAGTACTCATATGTCTGCATCATCTTTGGAGCAATCCCTGCTTCCTCATGAAAGAAGTAAGTTGTTGGACCCCCTACACCTGTTGTTGCATTCTTCTCAAATGATGCACCTTGTATCTTAGACTTTAATCCTTTATTGGTTTTTTTGTTTCCTACTCTGACCTCAATCTGTTGTTGCCATAGTAAAACTTTTTCAGGATTACTTGGTCTATACCAAGCTGTATGCTCATTAAGAAAGTCTCTATATTCTTCTAAGAACTTCCAAGAACCTTTATCATTAATGTAGTCTTTTAAACTTGCACCAATTTTACAAACAGAACCTTCTTCAAACCAATACTGGTTTATTACTTTACCCATATGATAGTAAGATGAGGCAATCTGTCTTTTCTTAAATATTGCAGAATGTCTGTTGTTTAACTCTGCCAATAACTCATATAATGCCATATGGTACTGTGCATCTCTTACTTTAGCAAAACCATATGCCTTTTCTTCTTTGTCAAATATAGGTAAGAAGTTTAACCACATGTAGTAATCTCTGGCTACATACCATATCTTACCTTCATTCTTGTAGATTACACCATTCCTACATTTATTCTTCTGATCATCCCAATAAGCCATAAAGTCTTTAGACCTAAAAGGTTTATCACAGTAAACTCCTTTAGTGTTAAAGATTCTAGCTTGTTCATTAAATAAATAAGCAGTCTCATCAAAGTCATACTGACCTGGCTCTTTGAATATATCTTTTAAGAAACTGGCAAAGTCCTCATCTGTTTCAAATGAAGACTCTGACCATACCCCTTTTTCATATGTTGGAATTAATCTACCCATATATTATCTCAAGATTGCAAAAATATCCCCTTTATTAATTAAATAGTGCTCTTCATTATTGTGCTCCATCTTTATAATTGATGCACTGTCACTATACTGAACAAAGTCTCCTTCTTTGATATCTGTTACACTATCTCCTACACCTACAACAGTACCTTTTGGTTCTGCTTTTTGCTGTGTTTCAGGAATAAGTATTTCAGTTCCTGGATAATACTTGCTTGCTTCTTTTGGTTTTAATAGGATTTTCATCCCAACTGGTATAACTTTCATAACTATTGGTTTTTATTCTATATCAAATCTTTCCTCTATCAAACTAATTTTATCAGAAGCATCAATTAATAATTGTAAAGCTTCTTCAGCATCCTGAAAAAAATCATTAGCTGTGTGATCACCAATACCTACTGCTTGGTTTTCTAATAAATCTAAAGCCATTTCTGCTTTGGCTTTGTCTGCTTGTGCCTTTAGGTAGAGGGCTTTAATTACACCGGATCTTTTAAATTCCATCTTGTTAGTTTTAATTATTAATTACATTTGGTCATAGGCCAATCCTTGACCTCCTCTTACAGATGTTTGTTGTTCATCTTGTAAATCTTTATATGCCCCTTTAAAGGACTGTCTTATTGCATCAAAGTCTTTTGCTACAGCACGGATCTGAGATATATTACCATCTCTACCATCTGTAATTGGAGTGTTAGCCATATATGTTGCCATATTATCTAAAGCTTTCTTTATACCCAAATAAGCTCTGTGTGTAGGTGTCTCATACATTTTTTGACACTTAACTAAAGCTTTTACAATATAATCATCTTCTGTAGATTCTTCTAATCCTACCTCTTCAATAATAATTTCTTCTTTATCATTCTCAGGAAGATGAAAGAAAGGGTTCATATCTGGGTTTGGACAAGTCATATAAAACAAATACTTGTAAACTTGTAGATAAGTTTCAGGATATTCATCCATTATAACTTTTAAAAACTCTAAAGCATAACAGTGTTCACTTGGAATCACTTCATTATTCTGTATGTCAAATAGTTTTATTATCATAATTATTGAGTGTCTGGTATTATTAGATTTTCAAAGGCACTAACAGTTTTATTATCTATATATAAAAGACCTCCACTTTTAAGATAAACAACTAGCTTATTATTCTCATAATTTTTAACTCTGTCATCATTATTAAAATATGTATGAAAATAGATAACTTCAGCCATATTTAATTTTATTGGTGGTCCAATTTCAAAAGTTACAACAGTTGAAATAGGTGGTATTTCTTCTGGCTTGGTTCCTTGTCCTAAAGTACTTTGAACATTTGGAATAAATGTGTCTAATTCTTCCCACTTGTAATCTAGATTATATATTATAGGCATACTTTAATATTTTACAGTTTGTTTTCTTTTAACCATGATACTAAATTCTTTACCTCATCTTTTAAATAAGGTACTTCATATAGTTCTATTTTATCAAATACTGGTTCTCCATCTATATGTTCATTGATTGGATAACCATTCTTATCTTTTCCTAATTCATTAAACTTTACATGTTGAATTGTAAGCTTGCCAGGTTTTAACTTTGGATTGTGCTTCAATATAATATACATATAAATGCTTAATTGTAGGTTATAATGGTTATAGTTACAGTCATCTAAATGGTTTACAGGATTATACATCTTAGATGTAATTCCTTCCCAATTTGTAAACCCTTTAGTTTTAATTTCTTTGTTAGTCTTGTAGTCAAGTATGTTTACTACACCATTAACAACTTCTACTAAATCTGCTTGACCACATAGACCTATAGACTTAAGGTAAACCATATGTTCAGGATACACTCCCTCTTCTAGTTTTTGAACTCTTGCAATTTTTGCACCAGTTGCTTCATCATATATTGGTTTAATAATTGGTACTTCTACCCCTTCTCTTTCTATAGTCTTGAAGTTTAAAATATCTGCTTCTCTTTGGTTGTGGTAAAAGTTACCCAGTTTAATAGCCCTTTGTGTTTCACCTTCCCATGCATCAAGTATTTCTTGTGCTGTCATTCCGTACCACTTAGATCTTTTATTTTTTGCAGACTTTTTAGCTTGTGCTTTAGCATCAAACTTTGGTTTAAACATTCCAACAAAAGATGTTACACTTGTCCATTCAATTCCGGCATTATCAATGCTCTCATATATATGACCTTCTTCTTTAAATTGTATACCCATGACTATAATTTTTTTTGGTTATTAAGTGTCAGAAGTCTTCTTACATGTTTGCCAAAGTCTTGATCATTTGGATACTGTTTTTTCATTTTAAGAATCTCTGGAAAAATATAATTCTCAAACTCAATAATATCAAACTTATGGTTACTGTCTCCTATAGTTTTAATCTCTGCCATCTTCTTCTAATTGTTGGTTTAATAAATCTTCTTCATCTTCAGTCATTAATGCAGGCCACTTACCTTCAGGACATTCTGAAGATAATGATCTTGTTTTTAAAGTCAGACTACAACCACAACTTCCACAACATGGCTGTGTTCCAGGGACTAAACACTTTGATCCAGATGTATCTAAAAAGTTACACTTATTACAAACATCAATTCTTAGAGCTGCTTCTGCTTCAACATGCTCTGATTTAAATATATTGTTCTTGATACCCTCAAGTATCTTTGAACTATTCTTAAATGCTCCTATGTACTTACTTAGACCCATTCTTTTTTTCTTTAAACTCCTTCTTTTTTTGTATGCTTTCATTAAGCATCTCCAATGCTTTTTCTTGCAACCCAAGTTGTTCTTTTATTGCCATTGATTTCTCTATGCCATTATATGCCATCTTGTTAAAATTGCCAAGAAGACTTTTCTTTTTCTTTATGGACTTCTCTAGCTTTGCTTTCTTCATAGAGAATGTTCCAAGACCTTGCACCCAAATGTGAGTAGCAGAAAGGGAAGATAAACTTTTTCTAACCTCATTATAATAGAAAGCTATAAAGTCATCTACTACATCAGGATGGATTTGAAGTTCTTCTGCTATCCCTTCCTTAAACTCTTTGTACTTTTTTGGGTTCATTTGTCTTTATCAAACTTTTTAAAAATCCCGTAAATAATACTACTTATAATAAATGCTACAGCAATCAAGCTAAGTAAAAAAGCAGATATAACTGTTATGTTGTAAAACCAATCTATATAGTTTGACAGTATTGCAGATCCCACCATAATAACTCCTAATACAGCAATTTGAGTTAATGTGTTCCTTATCAGTAGTTTAAATATTGTTTTCATTTTCATAATGCTCTTCAGTATTAGTGTCTCTCTCTATTACATTTATTCTATTTGATTTCTCTTCTTCAGAAACTTCTTTCTTCTGCCCCAATATTTTATAGTCAAGAAGAACTAATCCTTTTGATTGTACATTAATGCTTCTATTTAAAAATATTTTCTTTTGTAAATCTTTATCTACAAGATTCTTTTTGTGTGCTTTAGATATAGCATTTCTTGCAGACTGCAAACTTTTAAAAATATTCTTATCAGTTAGTATCTTACAAAACTTAGGTACTTCAGTATTTCCACATAATGCTAATTCAGTTAATAAACTTAAATCAGAATCATTTATACGTATCTCATTAAAAAAACAGTAAGTAAGTATCTGATACTTTACTGTGTTTTCTAGTGTAGTTTTAACTCTTTGGTCAACTTTTTTTACTTGTGTCATTTTATACTCATTATAACATCAATTAATCTAGGATCTGGATACACATCCATTTTTGTTTTTCTCACATTAGTGTGTGATAACAATCCTTTTATCTTTCCATAATAAGCATCCTCTTGAAACTCAAAGGCTTTAGTTGGACCATATTTCTTTATAAACTGTTGGAGACCAATTCTCATATCTATTTGATCTCTTTCTTGAATATAAAGTATGAGTTTATGTACCTCATCAATTTGTTTATCAGAGTATTTATGCCATCTAAGTTTACCCCTAAATGCTTCTTCTAAAGTAATAATCTGATTATCTGCAACCTTTGATCCCACATAAGTTCTATTATCATTATCAAGATATCCCATTGAACATATCTCAATACCAATAGAATGCTTATTCATATAACCTGAACCAGTTTTACCTAAGTGCCAACCATAACCATCTTCTGGAAATGCTTGAACCATAACACCATCATGCTCATCATTACTTGTTTTATGATCTTGACCACCTAAAACAAACTCAGTTGCTATTCTACCTCTGCTATCTCTATTCCATTGATCTATACAGTTGTATGGATTAGAACCTCCTGCAGTATGATGTAAAAAGAAATATTCATTCTTGCCTAGTTTTTTTAAATACTCATCA